TCTCCCACTAAGGCTCTTAGATCCTTCTCCAGACCCCTCTTCTCTATTTTCTGAATTAGCTTGTCTCTCCCTAAACTCAACCCGAACTCCGAAGCTTCAATAATAGATCCCTTCTTTTTCCAGTGCCCCTCCTCAATAAGATAATCTACACAAGATCCTATATCATCTATCCCAAAAGAATGATATATGGGAATGGTTACTATTCTTTCTTTTCCCGTAAAGCGGTTTTTTGTAACTTGGACCTGGGATTTAATACCCAGTTGTCTTTTTTTCCCTTTGACCTCTTTTTTGATTTTTTCCCTTACCGAACTCCACATGATGAGACTGGCGTAAAAATCCAGGGCATTGCCACCAGACCTACACTTCTTAGGGCCGAAGGGCATAGCATTAAGAACGTCTCTGGTTTGGGAGATGATAATTAAAATGGAGTCCGTTTTTTTAATTTTCGAGACGATCTGACGGAGATTGCCGGAATTTTTCTTAGCCTTTCCGTCTCCATAGGAGCCCTTACCCTCCCTTCCCTTTAGATAAGCTTTTTTGTTTTCCTCAAACTTATTCACCTCATCTTCTGAAGTGAGAGAGTCCATTGAATCCAATACGTATATAAAAGGCTTTTTAGCTTTAATAGCATCGTCAACATGATAATAAAACTCTTCGATAGTAGAGGAGAAAACAGGCGTTTTCTCCTTTTTATCGTACCCAGGGGATTCCAGTCTTTGAGCTACTTTCGACCCAAAGAATTTTTCTATTTCCATAAAGGCCCCATTTTCAGAGTTATCGTAAATAAGACGATACTCGTCAAAGTTGGGGTTCATCGCAGCTTCAGCAAAACAAGTGAGACATAACCATGTTTTTCCACTGGAAGTTCCTCCTACGAAGGTATAATAGGACCCTTTAGCGAACCCATAGAAGGGTTTTCCTGTACACGCCAAATTAAGTAAAGTACTTCCCGTGCTTACAAAATCCTTGTTAGTTAGTTTTTTTACAGGGGATTTTTTCAACAGCTTTTCTTTTACTTTTTCGGCTTCCATTTTAGTGGCTCCTTAGAGGGATAAAAGGAGTGGGGCGACCCCCACTCCTTCTTTGTTAGGTAGTATGAGACTACTTTTTCTTGGACGATTTCTTAGATGATTTTTTGGACGATTTCTTTTCATCATCATCATCATCATCGTCATCATCATCGTCGTCATCATCATCATCGTCATCATCGTCGTCATCATCATCGTCGTCGTCATCATCATCGTCGTCGTCATCGTCATCGTCGTCATCGTCATCATCATCATCGTCGTCATCGTCATCGTCGTCATCATCGTCGTCATCATCGTCGTCGTCATCATCATCATCGTCGTCATCGTCATCGTCGTCATCGTCGTCATCATCGTCGTCGTCATCCTTCTTGGACGGCTTTTTAGACGACTTCTTATCATCATCGTCGTCATCATCGTCATCGTCGTCATCATCATCGTCGTCGTCATCGTCATCATCATCGTCGTCATCATCGTCGTCGTCATCCTTCTTGGACGGCTTTTTAGACGACTTCTTATCATCATCGTCGTCATCATCGTCATCGTCGTCATCATCATCGTCGTCGTCATCCTTCTTGGACGGCTTCTTGGACGACTTCTTTTCCTCCTTCTTGGACGACTTCTTTTCGTCCTTATCGTCATCGTCGTCAGACCCGGCCATTGCCGCCTTGATTTCTTCATATGACGGGATAATCAGGATATCATCCAGACATATGGCCTTTTCCAGGAGGTCTTCATCGATGTCCTCCTTACGAGCCTTAAAGGTGATATCAGCGACCTTGTAGGATTTTTTGCCCTCATAGCTGTTTTCTTCCACGCCCAATTTCAGGTAGTATCCACCTTCGGCGTCAGCGAAATTGTCCTTATTGTCGTTATCGTCTTCAAACTCATTATCCAAGGCCGCATCTAATTGTTTCCCGAAGAAGAAATAACTGATATCCCAGAGTTTGATTTTTCCAGGGTCTCTCAGATCTTCGACATTGAACAACTGTCGTTTGGAAGGGATCAATGCTTTGATCACATCCAAGTCCCCATTTGGGTCCTTCTGGAGTTTCGCTACATACTCGCAGACAGGACACGGTTTGTTGACTGTCCGAGCTGGGCAGATGAACCACTTCTGATTGGGTCCCACGTTTCGGTGAACGTAGAAGGTCCTCTCCCAATAAAAGGTCCCTTCGTCAGCCATAGGGTTTCCCTTCCCTACGGTATAAGGGATAATGTTGATCTTGGGAGATTCCTTCTCCTTTTTCAGCTGAAACAACTCCACTCCGTCCGGGACTTTGAAGGTCTGGGGTTCGATCCCTCTTTTGACCTTTTCCCGACGTTGACGAGTTGCGGCAGCAGTGCTTCGCCTTTCGGCCCGTTTGTCTTTTTTACTTGCCATACAAATGTTCTCCTAATATTAGTGTAATGTTTTCTTGAACCGTTCAAGAGTATTTCGTTTATGTTGGTCTTTAGTACGTAGTATAGCATAGGTAACCATTTTTGCTGTCATGTATAACCATATAGAAAAT